TCAGCTATAATATTTTTTACAGAAGGATTTTGAGATATAGTTTCCCCTTCAATAATATGTAATCCTTCGCTAACAGAACTGGAATCAGAACTGACTTCTGGAATCGGATTTGTTTTCTTTTTAGGAACTAGTGTTCCTTTAAAAGACATATTAGATTGTTTTGATACAGAAGAAGCGGATTTAGGAACAGAAGAGTTATCCGGTATAGAATTAATATTACAACTCTCAATACATTTTTCAATACACGTATCTCCTTTTTCTTTTTGGGTAATAGCTGATATAACTTCTGTATCTTGATCCAGAAGTTCAAATTCTATTTTTGATTTTACACTTTTTGACTTTTCATTTTTTTTTGATTTTATTTCTGAACTTTTTATTTGTTTTATGTCTCTAGTATCTAATTCAAGCTCTTTACCAAACATTGCTTGGTCTGCTTCAACCCCTTCAGTTGTAACCGGTTCTGATTCTAACTCTGAATTTTTTGGTATAATAACTGACGTTACACTCTGAGGACCATTGCTAATAACATCATCAATTTCTTCGATTATTCCTTTTTCTGATTTTTCAAAAGTTGGGGATATATCAATTATGTTTTGTTCCTCGTCTTCAATATATTCCATCTCGGGTATTCCTTTTGCTAATTCTTCAAGTCCAGGATAAGGATACACAATATTTAATGCTTCTATAGGTAATTGTAAATCAGTATAGCCAAATGATTTTAATGACATAAATGCAGGCATCTTCCTTTGAGTACCTCTTTTTGTCATTTTTGATCCTTCTCCTCTGCTTCTTAATCTATCAATAATATACATATACCCCATTTGTTGATAATCTCCAATATTATTCAAATAAATACTAAGTTTTTCAATTTTTCTATCATCTGGAATACGTCTTCCATTAAGTTGATACTTTGGATATTCTTCAATTTTCTTAAACCTATTATCAGGCGCGAATCTGTCAGGATAAACTCTAAAAGGAAATGTATAAGGGTTTTCGCCTCTAATATAAGAAACATAACCAGTCGCTTTTCGCATTAATAATTCTTTGCCGATTTGTTTTCCATCTTTATCTTTTTGCCAGTCGCCATTATTATCAAAAATATCAGAAACAGAAATAATGCCTCTACGATCATTCATATTCATTAAATTTAAAATCCAAACAATTTCTTTATAACTATTAAACATAGGAGTAGCGGATAGCAATAATAAACGAAGATTTGAAACCACGCTTACTAAATACATTAAATTTTTTGCAACATTTTTATTTTCATTATCCTCTGATATTCTTATATTATGAACTTCATCAATTACTATTAATCTGTCTGAGTATTCGTTTTGTAAATTTTTTATTTTTGTTTCTGTACTATCCCCTGTTTTTCCAGACTTTCTCACAATTTCATTTGAAAACTGAAGATATCCTTGAAATGAATATGATGTGTTTATTACTGTCTTAACTTGGTATATTACCTTTTCTCGTTTCAATCCTTTCATTCCTGTCGGATTAATTTCTTTTAATAATTTGTTTCCTAAACATCCTTTCATCGTCCAAATACCATCTACTTCTTTTAATTTACGTTCATCGAATAATTGTAGTTTAAAATTATCTTGGACGTTTGGACTTGCTACAATAATTATTCGTTTAGTTATACCCATTTGTTTTAAATAATCCCTCATCTCTTCACATACTCCGATTGCCGAACACGTTTTCCCTGAACCTAGCCCGTGAAATAATAATAAACTGTTATATGGTGTCTGAAACGACATAAAATTTCTAACAAATGCTTGTTGTGGTAATAATTCATATTCTGCGGTTTTTAAAATATTGGAATACTTTTCTACATCATAAATAGATCCATCATATTTTGTATCACCAAATTCTTTTTTTTGAGCAATCTTAATATTAAAATTAGGATCATCTAAAACAGGATATAAATATTCGTCCTGAGTTGAGTTTAATTCAAAATATTTTCTATTTTCTTCTTCTGCTTTTAATTGTTCTTTATTATTGCCACATTTTTTACTATAAAGTTTATTTATTTCGTCAGCATCACAAACTTCACTAGCTTCCGTATCTTCAGAGATTTTCGGTTTTTTAGTCTTAAGTTTAATGTCAATACTCATTGTAGTTATATATTAATATATACTAATATAATCTATATTCTTGTAAAATCTTATTAATATTTATTATCAGTTGTTTTTTTTCTAAATTGTATGGCCTAATAGACTCCAAACATTCATCCAGCGTCTTCCAATCTAATTTTGACACTTCTGTTTGTTGGTAATTAGTTAAATCGTCTGTTGTTTTTTCAGTATAAGCTAAAAAATATTTATGTTTGTAAGATTTATGATTTGATCCTAAAAATATCTCTTCAAATGGTATTATATTTCCAATTACCTTTATTTCCGTTTTTGATAACCCAGTTTCTTCTTCAAATTCTCTTACGGCACAGTCTAAATCTTTTTCTTGATAATTACGTCTACCTTTGGGAAATTCCCATTCGGTTTCTTCCCATGTTGTAGTACAATTATTTATCAATGTGTTTAAATATATTGTTTCGTTGTTTGGACCTATTTGGATGCCTAATTTTAGAGCGTCAAATTTCTTCTGAGAAGACATCTCTTCTCCTTTATATTGACTTCCTATATGCGTTTCTTGAATTCCCCACATATTTTTCCATAAAGTTTCAAAATCCTTGTTTCTTATTTTTTCCCTTTCAAATACTGACATTTCGTTAAAAATACTTTGTAGATGTTCTAAATTATTTTGAACATATTTCCCTCTTAAAAAATCAATATAACCGAAACTATCTTTTCGCCTAATCATTAGATATTGAATGCCCTTTACAGATGATCTAAATAAAATAACACCATAACTCGTTATTGGAAGTTTACATTGATGAAATTGGTGTCCTTGTTTACCACAATTATTACATACATTATTTTTATTCATTTTGGTATATCTATATGTTTAAAGAAGGTTGTTTTTATGTTGTTTTAATTTAAATGCCTACTTTAGATAATAATCAACTTCATAAGGCTACAAGACTGGACCCTACTGTTTGGGGACCACATTACTGGTTCTTTTTACATACATTGGCTTTATCGTATCCTCGACATCCTAATGCTGTTACAAAAAAAAAATATTATGAATTGATTCAAAATTTACCATTGTTCATACCAGTTGAAACAATTGGTTGTAGTTTTGAAAAATTGTTAGATGAATATCCAGTTACTGCTTATTTGGACTCAAGAGAGTCTTTGGTAAAGTGGTTACACTTCATTCATAATAAAATAAACGAAAAACTTGAAAAACCGAAAATCACACTTAACGAATTTTATTTTAGGTATTATGAAGAATATAAACCCAAAGATATTAAAATGAAGGATTATTATCGATGGAGAGAGAAAATTATTTATACTTTAGTTGTTATGGGCGCTACTGGATTAATTGTTTATTTATACCATAAATAATATTAAGTTATAATATATGTCCGACCAAAATATTAATGTAGACAATAATGATTTAGCTAGATTAACAGCAGAAGAAGCAACCGATGTTGGTCTACAAGCAGAGGGCGATGTAGGTGATGTACCGACAGCAAATCCTTTTTTACAACCAGCAGACGATGCGGGCGATGTATCGGCAGCAAATCCTTTTTTACCAGCAGATGACACAGGCGCTGAACCAGGAATTGATACATATGTAGTACCAGAATCAACAGATGTAGTACCAGAATCAACAGATGTAGTGCCAGAATCAACAGATGTAGTGCCAGATGCTGCAGGAGTTGCTACAGAAGTTGGTCCAGATATAGGTGAAGAAATTACGTTAAAAATTGGTAAATCTACTTTAGTATCATTATGTCAGAATTTAAATACTAATTTGTTAGTTAATATTGCCGCATATAAGAGTGTTTTAGCAAAATTAAAGGATAGTGAAAAGGATAAAACAAAAAAGGGTGCGTTAGATTCTAATATTGAAACATTAATTACACTTGAATCCAAAGTTTCAGATTTATTAAATACGGTTCAAACAAATTTAAATATTCCTGATGATAAAAAAATTGATCCATCAAAGGTTATTGAAGAAGCATCTAGTCCTGATGCTAGTTCTGGTAATTTTATGACAAAATTATTGGGAGCAGAAGCAGCTGCTATATTGGGGTCAATGGCTGCAGCTACCGTATTAATGCTTGGAGGAGGTAAATATAAACGCAGAAAATTTACAAAGAGAAGACAAAACAAGAAACAAAAATCAACTAAAAGCAATAAAAAATAATTTATAAATTATTGATTAATGGATTAATAGAATAATGGATCAATACAAGTTATAATATCTTAATAATATAAGACATTATGACTAAAAAACTACAGGGAGATAAACTAAAAGGAGATAAACTAAAAGGAGATAAACTAAAAGGTGGCAAAATAATAGCTTCAGGCGGTTTTGGATGTATTTTTAAACCAGCTCTAAAATGCGAAGACTCTGATTTAAGAGAAACTAACAAAATAAGTAAATTAATGACCGCAAAACACGCAAATGACGAATATAAACAAATTCAGAAATTTAATAGTGTTTTAAATAGAATACCTAATTATGAACAGTATTTTTTAGTAGATGATTTTACATTATGTAAACCAGAACAACTAACAACCGAAGATCTAAGTAATTATACTAAAAAATGTAAAGCTCTTAAGAAAAAGGACATAACTAAAAAAAATATCAATCAATCATTAGACAAAATTCTGGCGTTAAATATGCCATATGGCGGAATAGATATCGAAGATTTTGTTAAGAATTATTTTGTTCTTGATTCTAATTCTAATACGAATACTAATATTATAAAACTAAACAATTCGTTAATTGATTTGCTTATTAATGGTATTCTTCCAATGAATAAATTAAACGTATTTCATTGTGATATTAAAGATGCCAATGTGTTAGTTAAGCCAACCGACACAAAATTGACTACGCGGTTAATTGATTGGGGGTTGTCTTTAATACATAATTTAAACGAAGGAATTCCAAGAAAATTATACAGACGACCTTTTCAATACAATGTTCCATTTTCATCTGTGCTTTTCAATAAAGAATTTTTAAGGATTTACTATGATTTTTTAAAAATAAATGTGGATCCTGATTATTTTCAAATAAGAGAATTTGTAGTAAACTATATATTTGTTTGGAATGAAATAAGAGGCGCAGGACATTTATCTGCTATAAACGATATTGTTAAAAAACTAACAATAAAAGATTTGGTGGCTGTTAAACATAACAAAATTAAAGCCCATTTAGTTGAATATGATTTTACCTATTATTATATCATTGAATATTTATCACAAATTTTGAAAAAATATACTCAAAATGGGAAATTCGATATGGTGACATATTTTAATACCATATTTCTTAAAAATATTGATATTTGGGGATTTGTTATGATTTATATATCTCTTTATGAATATTTATACAATTCATTCGAAACATTAAATGAATATCAAATGCAATTCATTGATAAAATCAAATACATAATAATACATTATTTGTATGAATCACCAATTGAAGAAATAAATGTGTCTTCTTTAGCAAATGAACTAACAAAATTAAATTCCCTTATTGAAAACTTTGGTATAGATAAACCATCCAAGAAAATAGAGTATTTTAATAGTTTTAAAAACGAAGTTGAAAGTGGTGGAAAGACTATTAATAAAACAAGAAAAAAGTTAGGATCAAGAAAGTTAGGATCAAGAAAGTTAGGATCAAGAAAGTTAGGATCAAAAAAGTTAGGACCAAGAACAAGAAAATTAGGAACTAAAAAATTATGAGCAAGAAAAAAAATAAGTATAATATATTAATGAAATCAAAAAAAATACAAATTAAAAAAAACATAAACAATAAAACAATAAAACGCAAAACATTTACACAATCATTTAACCCTTTATTTAAAATTCTACATAAAGGTTATTTTATTTATGCGTCCAAAAAATTTAATGGCGATGAAATATTAAAATATACAAAAGAACAAGAAGCAAAATATAAAGATTCATGTTTATTTGGCAATATGAGTTGGTTTAGTGATTATGAAATAGCAAAAGGGTATGTTACCAAAGAAACAAATATTAATAAATGGAAAATAATAAAAAACACAAAATTATTAAAAATGAATGAACAAAATCAACATTTTATT